ATGACGAAGAAAAAAGCACATAAACCTGGTTCAGCGACCATCGCGCTTAACAAGCGCGCCCGTCACGAATACTTTATCGAAGAAGAGTTCGAAGCGGGACTTGCCCTGCAAGGCTGGGAGGTTAAATCCCTGCGCGCAGGAAAAGCCAATATCAGCGACAGCTACGTCCTTCTGCGTGACGGAGAGGCATTTCTGTTTGGCGCTAACATCACGCCAATGGCCGTGGCCTCCACGCATGTGGTGTGCGATCCTACCCGTACCCGCAAGTTACTTCTCAACCAGCGCGAACTGGACTCATTGTACGGTCGCGTCAATCGAGAAGGCTATACCGTAGTGGCGCTCTCCCTGTACTGGAAAAATGCCTGGTGCAAAGTGAAAATCGGCGTCGCCAAAGGTAAAAAACAGCACGATAAACGTTCAGATATCAAAGAACGCGAATGGCAGGTGGATAAAGCACGTATCATGAAAAACGCCCACCGTTAAACCTGCACTCCAATTATTGACCAGTTCCTCACCGCGCCTCCCTCTCCGGCGGCGCGAATGAACATCTTATTGGCTATCACATCCGACACAAATGTTGCCATCCCATTGCTTAATCGAATAAAAATCAGGCTACATGGGTGCTAAATCTTTAACGATAACGCCATTGAGGCTGGTCATGGCGCTCATAAATCTGGTATACTTGCCTTTACACATTGGGGCTGATTCTGGATTCGACGGGATTTGCGAAACCCAAGGTGCATGCCGAGGGGCGGTTGGCCTCGTAAAAAGCCGCAAAAAATAGTCGCAAACGACGAAAACTACGCTTTAGCAGCTTAATAACCTGCTTAGAGCCCTCTCTCCCTAGCCTCCGCTCTTAGGACGGGGATCAAGAGAGGTCAAACCCAAAAGAGATCGCGTGGAAGCCCTGCCTGGGGTTGAAGCGTTAAAACTTAATCAGGCTAGTTTGTTAGTGGCGTGTCCGTCCGCAGCTGGCAAGCGAATGTAAAGACTGACTAAGCATGTAGTACCGAGGATGTAGGAATTTCGGACGCGGGTTCAACTCCCGCCAGCTCCACCACTTTAAGAAGGACTACAACCGGACAGTAGCAATAAATACAGCCACTTACGGACACAAGCCAGACAGTAGTCGGACTGAAAAAAGACAAAAATATACACGTGAAATGCACGTGCACTTCTAAAAACCCCTAGTTATCACCGACTGGGGTTTTTCAATTTGTAACTAAGGGTAACAAAAACACCCCCGTTTTTTTCATCTCACTCACCTTGATACTGTTTATTTGTACAGTTAAAAATAATACTGTATACAAACACAGTACAGAGGGACTTTTATGCGTATTGAGATCTGCATAGCCAAAGAAAAAATGACTAAAATGCCAAACGGTGCTGTGGATGCGTTAAAGGAAGAATTAACCCGACGCATCAGTAAACGTTATGACGATGTAGAGGTGATCGTAAAAGCCACCAGCAACGATGGCCTTTCTGTTACGCGCACCGCCGATAAAGATTCTGCAAAAACTTTTGTTCAGGAGACGCTGAAAGATACCTGGGAGTCTGCTGACGAGTGGTTTGTTCGCTAATAAACACGTAAATCGGTAACGGCTGGAAATCATTCAATACTCGCACTATCGAAAGTTCACCAGCCAACCGCGACACGCTCTTACATACGAAGTGCCGCGCTTTCCTTAATAATTTTTTAGCAGTACTGTGTAAATAATGAGCGACCTAATCCATGCATGACGCGTAGTGCCTATTGTGCATCTTTCTGCGTCTCTTTTTACTGGACCCAAGCCAATGATGCTGGCGATACCATTCCCGCCAGGCCCACTTACAACAGTAAAATTCGGAGCTCTGCCTTTACATACAATACAATCTACCTAACAAATATCCCCCGGACATTGCAACACAAAAACCGGAGCCGGACTCCGGTTTTGTGAAGCTGTCGGGTTACTTCATCCCGCCAATATTTTCCCACCTCCCGTCAGCACGCAGGATTTGCAGCGGTCTTACCACGCACTGTATCTGCTTTTTATCCGCATCCAGTATCACCACCTGCGTGATTACCCTGTCCTGCTCCGGGATAATGCCATTCTCATCTGACTCCAGGATGTCTGCCGGCCCCAGTCGCAGTTGTGCTGTAAGCGACTGCACGTGTTCACGGCCATCATGCTTTCCGCAACCACACAGACGCTGCATAAGTTTTTTTAGTATATTCATGTCATTCTCCTGTTCTGCCTGTATCACTGCCCACTTCATCCAGCCCCTTAACATCCTGCCACGGCCCGTCACCAAACCTGACCTGCAAATGCTGAAAAAAAACCTGAACCCGTGTGGCATCTTTGGGGTCAAGAAAGGTCAGTCCGGTGATGAGTGCGCCATCTGTATCCGGGAACCAGCCATGGCTGTTTGTCTCAATAATGTTTCCCGGCCCCAGACGGAACCGTATTTGCGTCTCCCCCGGGTCGCCCTTCGGCCCCTGAGGTCCGGTTGCCCCCACCGGGCCAGCCGCACCTGTTTCTCCTTTCGGTCCCTGTGGGCCTGCCGGGCCTGCTGCACCGGTATCTCCCTTTGGACCCTGTGGACCTGCATTTCCCGTCAGACCGGTCTCTCCCCGCTCTCCCCGCTCTCCCCTGTCACCTTTCGGCCCCTGCGGGCCTGCCGGACCAGCATTACCTGCCGGTCCCCGTTCGCCGGTTGCCCCGACAGGGCCGGTGTCACCGCGCTCTCCCTTATCACCCTTCGGCCCCTGAGGACCCGCGGGCCCCTGTTCCCCTTTGGCCCGGGAGGTCCCACCACGGTGGGGATTCGGTTTACGGCCTCTTCCGCCGCTATCCTGCTTTGTTCCGCTGACTGTGCGCTTTCTGCTGACTCCCGGGCTTTTTCTGTTGCGGTCGTTGCATCCCTGGCTGCATTACCGGCTGCACTTTCTGCCGTCTTTTTTGACAATTCAGCTTCTGCTGCACTTTGTGATGACTCACTGGCTTTTTGAGCGGCCGCAGAAGCCGAGGACGAGGACGCATCCTCTGACTGCTTTGCAGCGGCTGCACTTTCTGCCGCCTGCCGGGCTGACTCCGATGCCTCCCCTGCTGAAGTGTCAGCATTTGCAGCGCTCTCTTCTGCCTGACTGGCTGATATGCCGGCATTCCTCGCTGACGTCTCCGCCTCTCCGGCATTCTTCTTCGCCTCCTCAGCGTGACGCGCCACCTCTTCCACCATCAGTTCAAAACGGCGCAGTGCCTCCGGCCGGACGTCACCCTCCGTCATGGCACCGAGAAAATCATTCAGCGTACCGGGTCGGGAATCTTCATACACGGTGATGGTCCCGGCATGTGACGGCGGGAATCCTTCCACCAACAGAATGACGCTGTACTGACCGTACTCAACGTCCATGCTGTAACGACCGGCTTCATCCGGATTTTCAGAGGCCACCGTGTTCACCACCACCGTGCTGCTGGTCCGTCTGGCTTTCAGTTGAATGGTGCAGTTCTCTACCGGTTTTCCTGTGCCGTCTTTCAGTACACCTGAAATCTTTACTGCCATATTCACCCCACAAAAAAGCCCGCCTGAACCGGCGGGCTGTCATAACACTGTGTTACCTGGCTAATCAGAATTTATAACCGACACCCACGATGAAACCGTCAGTGCGCCAGTCGCCACTGCCGGAGCCTTCATAAGCAATATCAATGGCCACGGATTCGATCGGGTTAAACTGCACGCCAGCTCCCCACGCCAGAGACGTGTTGCTGTGGCGACCGTCATCACTTCCGGTCAGCACATCGTGCGTTTTCCCCTTGTTGTCAGTTACGCGGAGATAATCCCCGGAGAAAGTCGACACACGGCTGTAAGCCACTCCCGCCATCGCATACGCGCTGAACCATTCATTCACGCGCACAGACGGCCCCGCCATTACGCTGAACCAGCGGTTACGAACGAAATCTTCATGCCAGCGGGTATCGCTGTAATGGGTCAGCTGGCGATTCCTGTCTCCTGCATAGCTGAACGACGTCACCATCCCCAGTGTGTCCGTAAACTCATAACGGTATTTCACGTTAATCCCGTTCAGTTCATCGCTGCCGGGAACGTTCGTCGAGACATGAAGATACCCCGCGCTCAGCGTGGACTGATGTTCAGATGCCCATGCAGGCGCACCGGATACGGCCAGACAAATGGCTGCGGACAAAATGGCGGCATAAAGTTTACGCATAATTACCTCTCGCTTTTCTGCAATAAAAAAGGCGCCATTTCTGGCGCCCGTATATGGGTTATAAAATTCAGCTGATACTGATGCCTGCGGTGGCTTTCTTCATCACAACAACCAGCAGATCGCTGATACTGGTTGTTGGTGTCCAGTTATTCGCTCCTGATGAAGATACGGTGAATGTCAGTGTCAGCGTCCCCTGTCCGGCAGGCATATCTATAACTGAGGAAAATACGCCCTGAGCATCCGTCGTGGACTGATTAAAAATCTCCTGACCATTGCGGGTCACTCTTAACCGGCAGGTTGAATACCAGTATGACTGTTGGTTATTACTGTTGAAATTCTCATGCTTACCACCGCGGAATAACACTGGCGGTATCATGACCTGCCGGTCAAACTTCTGATCATCACTGATTCTTACCGTGATGGTGCCACTGGCATAAGTGCTCGTGCGGGGGAAAGACTTGCTGACCGTTTTGACAATATCGCCTTCAATCTGGTTGGCTGACAGTTTCCCCTTAATCTGACAGTTCTCATTAATCGTGACGTTGTTGAGCGTCCCTGAGTTCGCATTCACACTGCCACTGATATCCGCATTTTTCGCCGTCAGTCGCCCGTCCGGCGTCAGGGAAAATGCCGGAGGATTGCCGGATGACGTGATGCTCACCGCAAACAGTCGTTTCAGGAACACGTCGTTCATGAACAGCTGATTCCCCTGCGCCACAAATAACGGCGTGCTGTTGCCGCTCTCCGGATTTATCATCGCGATACGGTCAGCCAGCAGCAGTATGTTGCTCAGTGGCTGGCCATCAGTATCCTCAATCCCTGCACCAATCCCGGCCACATAGGGAATGCCGTCTTTCGTTTTTTGAACCTTCAGCATGTACAGCGCAGCCAGGTCATCATTTGTGTCCTTCTGCACGCGCTGTATCTGCTGAATGGTGGCGCTCTGGTCTTCCAGCGTTTTACTGACCGTCTGTGTGATTTCATTGCGGGTTTCGGTGATGGTGGTCTTCATCTCCGCCATCTCATCCGCAAGCTGGCTGTTGTCTATCAGCTCCCACAGCCCCTGAGCCAGATGCAGTTTTCCTATTTTTTCCCGGAAAAATTCCAGATACCCTTCACCATCATTGCTGGGCTGCCCGCTGACTTCCACAAACGCAGATTTCCCCACCAGGTTGACGCTGCGCACGTAAAACCAGAAATCCTTCCCGGGCTTAATGTGCGGGCCGGATACACTCCACTGACTGCCGGTCCCCAGATAACGGGCAGAGGTTTCCACCTGAGATGTGTCTGCGATTTTTGTCTCCGAAAACCAGAACTCAAACTGTACCGTCGGGTCATACACCGCAAGACGCGGGACCGCCGTTATCTGAAAATACCCCGGCGTCAGTTCAATGGTGGCGGGTTTTGCTGGCGCGTTAATCCGGAAGGTGGTGGTGGCCGGTTCGCCCTGCTGGCCATAGCTGTTAATTGCCCTGACTGTCAGGGTGTATTCCCCGAGCGGCAGACCACTGGAACGATGCTCTGTATCCGCGGTGATGGCGGTGGTCACCAGACGGCTGCCTTCTCCGCTTCCGCTGGTCAGTCGCAGACTGAAGCGCACCCCCTTCACCACCCGCGGCGTGTCCCATTTCGCCTGTGCCAGATACTGGCCGTCAGCCGCGCTCACCTCCACCGTGAGGTGCTGCACTGCCGGTGGAATAACGCTGTTCAGGGTGCCTGACTGCGGCTCAAAGCTGGCCCCGTTATCCACGATGGCTTCTTTTTCCGGTACGTGCTGCACCGCCGTGATGGCAAAGGTGCCGTCCGTGTTTTCCCGGATGGAGACACAGCGGAACAGGCGACGACGCAGTGACGGCAGGGAGAGTCCCCATACACCGTATGTCTCCACACCATCAGGCAGGGTGCTGACCTGTATCCGGTCCGGCGCGGGGTGTGCAGTGATGGCCACGCTCACCGGCTTACCGCTGCCGTTAATCAGGTTCACCGTGGCGGCACCTGTCTCCGGCAGGGTCACCTCACGGTCCAGTGTCAGGGTGCGGCTGGCGGCATCGATGGACAGGACACGTCCGCCGGTCATGGTCCCGGCATAGTCGTTATCACAGATTTCAATAATGTCACCGGGTGTGTGACGCAGCCCCTGTGACCCGAGCGTGAAATCCACCGTCTGCGTTTCCAGCAGTCCGGTCTTTATCACCCACAGCCCGGCACGGTGGGCCTGACCGCGACTGGTGCAGCCGAACGCATCCATCTTCAGCAGGTTGCGCCCGTAGCGCAGTATGGCTTCCGGGTCTTCCACCAGTTCCGTGGAGGTCTGCCAGCCGTTCTGCGGGTCGGTGTAATTCACCTCCACCGCCGTGTGGCGGTCCTTCAGGGCGCTGAAGCTGTAGCGAAACCCCACGCCGTTATCATCCACCACCACATCGCAGTTGGTGTACGGCCACACCACATCCGACGGGCGGTCCTGAACGAACGTCAGCGTCTGGCCGTTCCATACCGGCATACAGCGCATCGCCGAGCAGAAATCACTGAGCACATCCCACGCCTTACGCTGCTGTGACAGGTACGCATTAAAGGTCATCCGCGGCTCTGTCCCTCCGAAGCCGTCCGGGACACGCTGGTCACAGTACTGCCCGATGGCATACAGCGCCCATTTGTCCACGTCCGCGGTCCCCAGGCGTTTCCCCATCCCGTAGCGCGGGTGGGTCAGCATGTCCCACAGACACCAGGCCGGGTTGTTGCTGTATGCCGGTTTCAGACTGCCGTCCCAGATACCGCTGTAAGTGCGTTTTTCCGGGTCGTAGTTTGACGGCACCTGGATGATGCGACCGCGGATATGGTAGTTCACCGTCATCTGCTGGCCGCCGAACTGCTCCGCATCCACCTGCAGCCCCACAATGGCCGTGTTCGGGTAGCACTGTTTCACATCGATGATTTCGGTGTATGACGACCACAGCGTCTTATTCTGCAGCTGGTCCGTGGTGCTGTCCGCCGTCTCCCTGACCATCCGGATGTTAAAGGGCCGGGGCGGCAGATTATCCAGAATCACCGACGCCAGGAACTGCGAGGTGGTCTTGCCGTTAATGGTGACATCCTTTTCTGTCACCCAGTTACCGTTACGCTGTAACTGAATCAGCAGGCGGACGGATGCCGGGTTACGGTCACCCTTTGAGGTGGTCTCCACCAGTGACTGCACCCCGAAGGTAACCCGCAGGCGGTCAATGTTCGCGGACGTAATGGTGCGCGTCACCGGTTTTGCCTTCGTCACTTCCACGCCCAGTCCGGTTTCAGCTCCGGAGGACTCAAAGCCTTCCGGTGGTGTCTGCTCCTGCTCCCCGGCACGCCAGACCGCAGTCACACCGTGTATCACGGGATTACCGTCCGTGTCCGTCAGCGGGGTTTTGTTCACCAGAATACTCTGCAGCCCCTTCACCGGACCTTCAATCGGCCCTTCACCAATGGCATCAATCACGCTCATCATCTGCGTGGACTTAAGATTGTCCTTTGCCTCAACCGGCGTGTGCGCCTTGCCGCCACCTTTACCCACTCTGTCCCCCTCTCCTGTCTGATGTCTGAATCTGTTTATGCCCCAAAAACGACAGGCACCCCGGAGGGTGCCTGTGTCATGACGGAATAAAATTTCTGAATTTCTTCACATTTTCTGTACGCCCCCGTGGCAGATATCATTCCCGGGCGTTACAGTTTTTTCGGGCCAATAAAAACAAAACTCCCTGTGGTTAATCTTCATTTTCTGTTCCCGCAGCCTCCATACACTGCGGGATTTTTTTATGCTTTACCCCTGCCGCCCGATAACCACCACCTTCCCGTCACCGCCTTCATCACGGGTACTGATGTCCTGGGAGATTCGCCGTGAGCCAACCAGCATTTCACCGTAAGGCACCGGCATCGGGTTCCCCTGGGCAATCATGTTATCCAGCGACGAAAAGTACGTGTTCTGTTTACCGTTATCCGTTGCCCTGTATTCCGGTGTTTTTGGCTTCGGGGCCAGCATCTGTGCCACACCACCCAGTATCATGCTGGCACCCAGTGAAAACAGCATCGTGGTGGCAGAAAAACCACCGGCTGCCAGGGCTGAACCCCATAACGCCATCGATGCCCCGGCAGTGAAGAAAGAGCCCACGATGGCTGCCGCCCCCAGCACAATCTGCAGTCCACCCTTTCCGGCCCCGGCCAGTCGCGGCACAATGTGGATGACCGTTCCCTCACCCAGCTGTTCGTGAAGACGGGCGTACACCGCCTCCGGTGCCGTGTCCTCACCGCGAATACGTATCTGGTACCAGCCTTCGTTCATCTGACGGCGGAATCCCGGCATCTGCAGCGACAGGGCACGGATGGCTTCCGCTGCCGTGTTCACGTACAGGCTGAGGCGGCGGCCAAATCGTTGCAAATCCCCGTGAAGGCAGATGCGTGCCAGTGGCGGTGACGCCAGACAGAATGCGTTCGTCGTTGCCATTTTTCAGAATACCTCTCCCGTTTACTCAGTTGTTCAGGCAGATGGTGAAGCAGTTCACCGTTGCCGCAGTAAATGGCGGCATGATTGGCCACCGATGCGCCAAAGCAGCACAGCAGGATATCGCCCGCCTGTGCAGAGGACAGGGGCACCCGGTAAAAGCCGGTGACCGCCATATTGTCCAGGTAAAGGTTCTGACCGTTACGCCACCAGTCATCCTCACGCTCAAAATCCGGCATATCAATTCCCGCCAGATGGTATGCATCCCGGAACAGCGTGTAACAGTCCGTCACCCCGTGCTCAAAGCGCCGTCCTGTCAGATGTGGCACACAGCGGAATTTATGAATGTCCCCCCGGCAGACCAGCCACCAGGACAGTGCACTTTTTATCTGCAGCCGCCGGTCGGCCTCGCTCAGCCAGGGCAGACCACCGGGATGACTGTGGACCAGTGCCACAATCTCCCCCTGCATCTCTGCCCGCAGCCAGTCTTCCGGTGCAATACGAAAATACGCCTCCGGCTCTGCAGAGATATTCACACAAGGGATATACCGCTCCCCCTCCGGCGTTCTCACCACGAAGCCGCACGACTCCGCAGGCACACACCGCCGGGCATGCGCCAGAATCGCTGATTCTGTCTGTGTCATTGGATTTACTGCGAAAGTTTGTTAATGGAAAGGAAACCGCCAAAATTAGCCACCATGCCGCGCATCTCACACCCGCGCATGCACTTGCTGCATCTGTCCTTACGGATATCGGTGGTGGGTTTATCGAACTCATCCGCCACCGCAGGACCGTTATACCCGCATTCATCTCCCCGGTAATCCCACATACAGGTGTTCGCCAGCATGATGCGACCGGGAAACAGCGCTCCGTCCGTCTCCGTCGGTGTGGCCAGCACAAACGAGGCCGTCATGGCCGTCAGCTCTGACATCTGCTCCACCACCCACCGGTCAGTCAGCTCCTGCTCCGGGTCGGCCTCCGGATTGCCTGCCACAAAGTTCACCGCATCCAGAAAACGCGCATACACCCGGCGGCGGACCACCGTGGCACCCACCAGGCTCTGCAAATCCTCCGCCATCCCGGTGACAAGACCGAACAGATTGGACACCGTCAGCGACGGGCGGGCACTGCTGCCCTTTCCGTTCATCTCAAAGCCGCTGCCCTCAATCGGGTACGCCTGATATTCACGCCCCTGCCAGGTCACCGGCTCCCCTTTTTCATTCAGCTCATTGCAGAAAAAATACCGCTCACCGCCCTGCGCCGTCAGGTCGATTTCCCAGAGTACCACCCGCGGTGACTGCTCTGATTTAACCGACTCGTTCAGACTTTCTTCGTGAATATCCTGCATCAGTTCACCACCTGCTTAAACTCCGCGCTGAACTCAACGCGCAACATCCCGACCCGCGCAGACCACCCGGCACAGGTCACCTTTATCTGCCGGTATGCATAGGGTGGCTTCCACAAAAATGCCTTCCAGCCTCCGTGCTCTGCCAGGAACGCTTCCAGATGCCGGGCCTCCTCCCGGGTCACGGAAAGCGTCACACGGTATGTTTTCAGGTCAGCATTCAGCCCTGCCGCCATACGCTGTGAGTACCCGTCACCAAAACGCACTTCACGCACCGACGGCTGCGAGTTCACCTCCATATCCGGCTTCACTTTCCAGCGAAAGGTTTTCATCGCCCGCTCCCCGATAACATACCGCCATCACGCAACTGCAGCCGGAGCTCATCCTGCGCCCCCTTGCGGGCCATGTCATACACCGCCTTCATCAGCTGCGGCCCCGCCTGTCCGTTGGTGCCGTCGTTCTGAATCACCACGTGATTGTTCTGATTAAAATTAATACCTTCCGCCCGCCGCATCTGCGCCGGACTTCCGGCACCACCCACATAACCACCTTCCGCATAGCCGCGCATCAGACGGTAAAGATTCCCCACACCTATCCGGCTGGTTGCCTCTTTCGTGAAAACAAACTCCCCGCGGTGAACTATCCCCGCAGGCTCATATTTGCCGCCCGTCCCCGTAAATCCTCCGGTCGCGAAATGGAAGTTCGCCGCCGCAGCCTCAATAGCCGTCCCCGAGGAAGCAGATGCACCACCACCGAAAGCACCGCCAATGGCGCTGCCGATACGCCCGACAATGCCCACCATGGCCTGTTTAAGCAGGATTTCTGTCATCATGGACAGCACCGAACGGGTGAATCCCCGCCAGTCTGCCTCTGCACCGGTCAGCATCGCCGCCATATTCTGTGCAATACCGTCAAAGGTCTGCGTGGCAGCACTTTTAACCTGCGAAAAACTGTCCGTCGCACTTTCCGCCCACTCGCCCCAGCCGGACTTCAGCCCGGCCATCCAGCTTCCACGAAGCTGCTCCTCCGCAGACCAGGTGTTCTTCAGTGCCGATGTGGCCTTCGCCAGCGCAGCCGGATTATCACCGTACACGTCCCGAAGACGCTGCGCTTCAGACTCCCGCTGCGCCTGACGGTCAGTGAGACCGCGGGCTTTTGCGCTGATGGCGGCCTGCTTCGCGCTCTGCTGCTCTTCAAACCGCACCGCCTGCTGTGCCAGCTCATTCAGGCGTTTCTGGTATTCAACCTTGTCGCCCAGCTCAGCCAGCTGGCGTTTGTACTCCAGCGTCTCGTCTTTATGCGCCAGCAGGGATTTTTCCTGCTCAGATAACTGTCGTTTCGTGGCAGCCTCTTTCAGGACCGCATACTGACTTTCCGCCTTCCATAAATCACGGCGCTGCCGGCTGATTTTCTCATTCGCACCGCTGTGTTTTTCCAGCGTCCTGAGCTCAGCTTCAAGGGCAAGCAGAGCCTCTCTTGCCTGCTCCTCTTCCCTCTCCCCGGCAGAGCGCGTTTTCGGTGATGTATGCTTTTTACCTGTCAGCTCTTCAGCCAGACGGCTGACGGCTTCCTGCTGCCCCGGACCTTTGCTGACGCCTGTTGCACGCGAACGGTTGATGTACCCCATTTCCCCCTGGCGTATACGCGCATCCCGTTCCGCAATGGATTTTCTCAGCGCCAGTTCATCACGTTTTGTTTTCTCAATAAATACGCGGTTCTCTTCTGCCAGTTCACCAAACAACGCACCAACGCCGGGCACATTCTTTGTCGTTTCCCAGGCTGACTGAATAAATTCAGCCAGCGCCAGATCCCCCTGCACAAGCAGCAGCTTCACCTGTTCAACGGTTCCTGCCACCACGTCAGTGATCAGACTGAGTGCCCCCAGTGTATGATCACCTATCCATGCCCATGCGTCAGAAGTCCAGGTTTTAACATCGTCCCAGATTTTTTCCACCGGCGTGGCCGCTTTATCAAGTTGCTCCAGACGTGCATTCATGACATCCGCAAACAGGGACATCGCCTCCGTCACCGCAGCCTGTTTACCTTTCGTGCGCTCAAGCTCATCAATATGGCGTAACTGGGAAACGCTCAGGAAGTTATACTGCTGATTCAGGGAGGCCAGCGCCTTCACCGGATCTGCTGCAATCCCTTCAAAGGCTTTTTCCACCTTCCCGGCATCGTCCCCCACCGTCTGCAGCCATCTCTGAGAGGTTTCCCCCATGATCCGTAGCTGCCCGGCGGTATATTTCCCGCTTTCTGCCAGACGGGCCAGATTTTCTGCCGCCTGTCTGATACCACCACCGGCTTCATCGCTGATCACCCCGGCCATTTTCCACAATTCTGCCGTTGTGGTGGCAGCCGCCCCTCCGGTCAGGATCAGTGAACGCAATAAGGCCCGATCAGCCTGCTCTGCCTGCCAGGCGGCGGCAGCAAGCGCGGCCAGTACGGCAACCCCGCCACCTGCCGCCACACGGGCCACCGACATAAATCGTCCCAGCTCACCGGCATTCCGGGCATTTTCAGCCAGTGCATTTGCCGTATCTGACAGCGACTCCTCTGATGATTCAGAGGCATCCCTGATCCCGAGAAGTTCCTCCTTCAGCAGGGTAAGCAGGCTGAGCGGTCCACCGAATGAATCGCTGATCTGCCCCCCCTGCTGCAGCATGATAAGGAAGGGATTCTGACCACCGGCAAGCTGAGTGACAATATCCGTGAACTGTGCGGGCAGTGTGCGCATGGCAGCCTTATACTGTCCGACTGATATCCCGGCTTTTTGTGCAGCCAGCGCCTGTCGGCTCAGACTCTGCTCAGCAGCATCAGCCTGTTTTCTGAAAGACTGACTGACTTTCCCGGACATCAAATCAGCAAGCGCACTGGTTTCACCCAGCTCTTTTTTTACCCGCGCTGCCTCTTCAGAAAAACGGGCAGAATCCAGTGTCAGCACGGCTGTCAGATCGGCAAAATTACCTGCCATCGTGGTCACCTCCTGAAATGTCCTCTGATACCATCAATAACTGTCACAACCTCCTTCCCTCCTCCCCGAAACGGACTCCACCGGCGAGGCCCGCCGCCTTCTGCATCAGTACATCATTTTCGTCCGGCGTCTCCGCCTGTCCTTCCTCTGCCTCCGGAGCGAACAGGCTGAAATCCGCCGGATGCATATCCGGATCGCAAAAAAACAGGCTGAGTACGGCGTACATCAGCCCGGAAAAATGCATATCCAGCTGGGTATCCTGAAAATAATGCGTGCAGTAAAAACGTCGCCAGTCGGCATATTCGGTGGATGTCATCCCGGCAAGCATGGCGCGCCAGTCGGCTCTCCCCATCTCACGCGCCAGTTTCAGGACAAAGTTCAGCTCGCCTTCGAATGCTTTTTTGATGTTACCGGCTCAGTCGCTTCTGTTTTCCCGGTTGGTTCAGGATCGGCATCGTGCCGGTTATCCAGCATACCTGAAAGATAAAGCACCCGGTTCGTTGCCTGATTCAGTGCATCAGCAGGCCATCCCAGCATCACTTCACGGCGGATCTGCTGCATCTCTGTCTCCGGAGAGGCCAGAGTGCCTTTGAGGGAATGGGAATGCCATAGCGACATCGCCACAAGCAGGGATGCCGTTTCCAGATATCGCTGGTTAATGTGCACGACATCATGCTTCGTTGTCTCCTGTTGTTCTGCGTCTGAAACAAACTTTATATAATCAAACCGCTGCAGCGCAGACAATTCGGAAAGCGTGACGGACACACCGTTATATTCAAATTGTTCTGTTTTCAGAAACATGTATTACCTCCGTTTACCCTGCAGCGCCCGCTTCAGTAACGGTGACTTCAGCCACTGCGGCGAACTGACCATTTCCGCTCACCACAGGGATCTGCACCTTACCTGTCGCCACGCCGTTTACCGTAATTGTCATATCTTTCACACTAATGGTGGCTTTCGACGGATCGGCGGAAACCGCTCTGAACGTCTTGTCGGTTGCACTTTCCGGCTCAAAAGAAACAGTCAGGGTGGTTGTTTTCCCTTTTGCCACCGTACCGGATGTCGGTGTCACCTTAATTGCAGTGGCCGGCGTAATTTCGCTGCGTTCTTCCGCCACGGAAGGTTTGCCCACGTTAGTGACTTTCACCGTGCGGGTGATCACTTCTTTCGCCGTCACGGCCTTACCGATACTGCTGACCCAGCCACGGAACACATCCACCGTGCCATTTGGGAAACGGATTTTATAGGCCCGCACATCCCCGCTTTCAAACCAGCCTATAAGCCCTTTCTGACCTTCTTCTCCCGGTTTCCAGGCCAGCGTAAAACTGGTATCTCCTGCAGACTTCTGCCCCTGCCCGGTCGCGGTCCAGTCCGCGTCTTCATCATCCAGGTAGTTATCATCGTAGGGTTCTGCCGTCATCTCGCCCGGCGTCAGATCCTTCACCTTAGCCAGTCGCTGCCAGTCATCGTCTGACAACGGGTTTGCATAAGCATCACCCTTGCCGTTGTAAACCCACAGAGTGGTACCGGCACCTTTTACCGGCTCAAGGGGATTTGGTGTTGCCATATCGTCCTCACATCTCGTAGGTAATTTTCCACAGGAGATCTGCCGATCCCCACATCATAAACTCATCATCCCGGCGGTAGTCATACCCCTGAAGATTCATCTTCAGCAGTAATGCACTGAGCCCGGGAACTGCCTCCAGCGCAGGAAGAATTTTTTCTTCCATCCACATATCCAGTGCCGAGTCCGGTTCTTTTGCCCTGAGAAAAACCTCAATATGCAGTGTCGCCTCCCAGGTTCCCTCATCAACGAACTCGTCAGCAGCAGACGCATCTGTCAGGTAAACAGCAACAGCAGGCAGTGAACCGCCCCGGAAATCCTGGAGACTAAACTCCCTGAGAAAGAGGTAAACAGGATGACTAAAAATACTCGTTTTTCCCCCGAAGTCCGTCAGCGGGCGATTCGTATGGTTCTGGAAAGTCAGGATGAATATGACTCACAGTGGGCGGCAATTTGTTCCATTGCCCCAAAGATTGGCTGTACGCCGGAGACTCTGCGTGTCTGGGTTCGCCAGCATGAGCGGGATACCGGGGGCGGTGATGGTGGGCTCACCAGCGCTGAACGTCAGCGTCTGAAAGAGCTGGAACGTGAAAATCGTGAACTGCGCCGCAGTAACGATATCCTTCGCCAGGCTTCCGCTTATTTTGCGAAGGCGGAGTTCGACCGCCTCTGGAAAAAATGATGCCACTGCTGGATAAGCTGCGTGAGCAGTACGGGGTCGGACCGGTATGCAGCGAACTGCATATTGCCCCGTCAACGTATTACCATTGTCAGCAACAGCGACATCATCCGGATAAACGCAGTGCCCGTGCGCAGCACGACGACTGGCTGAAGAGAGAGATACAGCGCGTATACGATGAAAATCATCAGGTGTACGGTGTGCGTAAAGTCTGGCGTCAGTTGTTACGGGAAGGAATCAGGGTGGCCAGATGTACAGTGGCACGTCTCATGGCGGTTATGGGACTTGCCGGTGTTCTCCGGGGTAAAAAGGTCCGTACGACCATCAGCCGGAAAGCCGTTGCCGCAGGCGACCGCGTAAACCGTCAGTTCGTGGCAGAACGACCTGACCAGCTGTGGGTGGCTGATTTTACTTACGTCAGCACATGGCAGGGCTTCGTCTATGTGGCGTTTATCATTGATGTGTTTGCCGGATACATCGTGGGGTGGCGGGTCTCATCGTCTATGGAAACGACATTCGTGCTGGATGCGCTGGAGCAGGCGTTGTGGGCCCGTCGTCCGTCTGGCACCATCCATCACAGCGATAAAGGCTCTCAGTATGTGTCACTGGCCTATACGGAGCGACTAAAAGAAGCCGGATTACTGGCATCAACAGGGAGTACAGGCGACTCGTATGACAACGCGATGGCTGAGAGCATCAATGGTCTTTACAAAGCGGAGGTAATACACCGTAAGAGCTGGAAAAACCGTGCAGAAGTGGAACTGGCCACACTAACGTGGGTGGACTGGTATAACAATCGACGATTGCTGGGAAGGCTGGGCCATACTCCTCCGGCAGAAGCAGAAAAAGCTTATTATGCTTCCATCGGAAACGATGATCTGGCAGCCTGAGTTCACAGATAAAACACTCTCCAGGAAACCCGGGGCGGTTCATCCTGTTCATCAATAAAAACCGGGCGACCGTCAAACCAGCTCACCCTCTCAGAAATATTTTCTTTCAGGGCAGACAGAACTGCCGCCCGTATTTCACGGTGTTTCATACACCCTCCCAGTCATTTTCTTTTCAGCACCAGACGTAACTGATGCGTCATGGCTTTCATCATCTGCGCCGGTAATTTTTCCCGGTACATCCGGTCCCGTTCACGTTCAAAGGTTTCTGCCAGCGGTCCGGCAGTCGGAATCTTCACCACTTCAGTCGGCAGACGGTGGCGTTTCGGCCTCCCTTTGCTGTCAGCGCCGGTGGACGATGATGCCCACGGCATACGCTGCATCACATGCCAGCGTCCGTTAGCCAGCCGGGTGATAAAGGCATCCGGGATCCGTCTTTTCCCCACAATCAGCACACTGCCACCGCCTTTCGTGACCGAACGCTCGCCTTTCTTTCGTCGCTTTCTGCGGGAAAGCCGCACGCTGGCCGTCCCCAGTTTTATGGCGGGCAGATTACCGGTGTTGATGATGACCTTCGCATAAACCCTGTCTGCGCTGGCCCGTTGCAGGCGGATACGCTCACGGATGAGACGGCGCGGAACCGCCAGCTCCCTGGCAACCGAAGAGGCCGTTTTCGCGATGATGGACTCCGCCACACGGTTAAGTGTCGTGGCGGCAGCCCGGGGAACGGCACGGCGGTCAATTGCATCCAGATTTTTCATGGCCTGCGCCAGACCTTTTATTGCCATACTCATTCCTGTTCGACAAAAATCCGGGGTTTACCGTTGTACGTGTCATAACGGGTCACCGTCAGTGTGCGGCCCTCAAACACAACAACATCATGACGGGCCGGACGGTACCGGGCTGAAAACACCACCAGTGACAACTGGCTGCCCGAAAGCGCCCCCATCTCCGCGGACTCTTCCTCCGGCATCACGTCGTACACGACGCCGTTAATCTCCGCCTGTTTGCCCATCATCCGAACGGTCGCCACGTCCATCCGGCAACACATTCGCGTAAACAGATCAGACATTGATTTTTACCGCCACAGTGGCGCTGTTTGCAGGGGCATTTTCCCAGGCTACCCCCGCGGCCACCGCACCGTCGGCAGCCAACTGCACAACCCCGTCCTTCAGATAAACCACCGCGCCGGACTGAATGTCGTCAGCAGACTGTTTGGGCAGCAGGAACACGCCTTCGGCAAAACCGTCACCGGCCTCACCGGCAGGAATATCGGTAATGGCCACGGCCACCATACTGCCGACCACCACCGCAGCACCGCTCAGGATGGTCTGATCTCCGGCATTCACCAGTTCAATGGTGGTACCGTCCTGTACAAAATTTTTCGCCATAATGCTGTTTCTCCGGACAGCCCCTGTGGGGCTGTTTTTCAGGCATAAAAAAAGCCCTTTCGGGCAGTGATTGTGATAACGCGGTTATCAGGCCACCGACGAACGCACCAGCCCGCGCCAGTCAAGTGGTGCCACTCCGGCATCAATACGGATTTTTGTGGCAATGCCGTCAGTGGTGAAACCTTCCTGCTGATCAATGTATGGCGTGTCCACACCATCCAGCCAGGCCACTTCAATGGTGTCAGTGCCCTGTGCCGCCGCCAGATACCAGGTTTTCGGGTCTGCCGCATCAAGACGCGCTTCTGCAATCACCTCAGCAAAGTTCTGGATAGGGTTAATGACACCGGCGTTTGCATCCGCCCCTTTCACACTGGCCGATTTGATGGTCTGGTTCGCCACCGTCTCCAGTGCCACCGGTACCAGCATAAAGGCCGGACGGATATTCAGGGCACGATCGCCTTCTTTCTGCAGGCGCATCATCTGACGGGCCGCATCCAGTCCGGAAACGGAGATCCCCCCGGTGGCAATATTTTTGTGATCGGCATGGAACAGCGCCTTACCGTCGGACAGTTTCGGGTTATCCGTCAGCACCTTGTAGACCAGGTCACCAATCGTTGCCTTCGCCGCACGCCCCATCTTCATCGGCACGTCCACCAGCATATTCAGATCATCATTGATAATGGCCTGGCGGGTGATGGAGAAAATCTCCCCGTAAGTGGCCAGTGCAATGGTCTCCTTGCGATCTGAGGTGGTGATGTATTTATACTCCGCCCCCTCACGAACCTGGCGCAGAGAACCAAAACCGCCCATCCCCACGCGATACGCTGTTTTGAAGTCTGACAGGCGTCCCTTACGGGTCCACTTCTGGAAGGTTTCTTCTGATTCCTCCCAGCCCTGGATCAGCCCCTTGTTCGACACATCCAGCAGAATATTGCCAAAATCAGAGGTGCTGTGCGTCAGCGCCAGCCCGACCATCTGCATGGGGTTATAACTGGCCACCCCAATACCGCGCTCCGTCAGTGACATGCGAGCCCATTCACGCAGGGTCATCCCGTTATAGGCGTTATCCTTCTCGACATTTTCAAATCCGGCACGGGCCAGCATCGCCTGGCGGATCCCGTCCCCCACAAAATTGCCGTTTCCGGCATAAATATGGGCCGGTGTATTTTTGTTGGTCGGCGAGGACTCCTTGCCCATTTCATTCAGCAGACGTTCACGGGCCATTTCCAGCGAACAGTCAGGATCAGCCACGCACTGTGCCTGAAGCGTCTGATAGCGACCGCCGAACATGGCAAACAGATCGTTAATGCCTGACATGCGGGCTTTCTGCTCAGCCATAACGCGGGCGCGAATGGTCGCCTCATCAGACACTGCCGGTACCGGTGATGGTTCTGTTACCGCCGGTGCAGGGATTGTCACTGTGGTATCACGCGGGGCACTGTTGCGTGGCGGAGTAATCATGTTTCGGATGGATTCCGGCATCTTTTTAAATTCCTCTGTACGTTTTGACTGAATACATGCCATTGCCTCAACAGCGGGTGTCACCTGGTCAGCAAATCCGTGTGCCAGACATTCGGCACCGGACATCCAGGTTTCATCCGCCAGCATGGCGGCAATTTCATCGGTGGTTTTTCCGGTTTTCTGCGCATAGGCTGGCAACAGTACCGATTCGACTTTATCCAGCAAATCGGCATAACTGCGCATATCCTCAGCATCCCCGCCACTGAATCCCCATGGCTTATGGATCATCATGAAGGCATTTTCCGGCATAATGACCGTATCACCGGCCATCGCAATCACAGATGCCATCGAGGCGGCAACGCCATCCACATACACGGTAATGGTCGCCCCCTGATTTTTCAGGGCATTAAAAATGGCGATGCCTTCAAAGACATCGCCACCCGGTGAATTGATATGGAGATTAATGTGGGTGATATCACCCAGTGCATTCAGTTCGCTGACAAACTGCTTCGCGGTAACTCCCCAGAAACCAATCTCGTCATAAATATAAATATCCGCGTCACCCGGCCCCCAGCTTGCATCCTGAACCAGGATTTATTCTTCATGCTGGCTTTCGGTGTCGCGCTGATACTGTCGTTCAGTTCCGGCACTGTTGCCTCCTTTGTCGTTGACGGGGTCAGTATCAAAGACCAGCCCCAGTCTGCTGTTTTCATCAATTTCAGCCTTGCGGCGACGTTTGACCTCATCCGGATTGCGCCCACCGGCACGCACCCAGTCAGATTCTGTCGCTGCACCACCCCGGATCTGAATTCTCCAGGCTTCAGCTTCCTTAACCGGGTCGATCCACGGCATCACCGGACCGGAATACGTCGCGTTATATAGCGTTTTCATCTCCACATCCGCCGGAATTTTCAGCAGACCTGCCGCAACCACCATATTCAGCCATGTCCGGTACACCGGGCGGGTTACCGCGCCAATAAAACAGTCCTGCAGGATCAGGTAACCATCCGTGGACTCGACCAGCTCCTGCCGCTGGGCGCTGTAGGTGCCGTTATAGTTACGCGCCGCACTGGAAAAACTCAGACGACTGCCTGCTGCCACTGCACGCAACTGGCCGTTGCGGAAAGTTTCAAGGTTGGGATTGGGACGGTCAGATTTGACCATGCCGATATCCTCGCCCTTGCGCAAATCGTCATAAATAATACCCGGGGTGATATGGACTTCCCGCTCGGTCTCTTTGATCCCCGGATCTTCATAGTCCTGTCCGTCACCTTTACGGATATACAGTCCCAGCGCCGCAGCAATACGCGCCGCTGTCAGTTCCGCATCCTCATACTCCTTAAGGGCACTGATCCGCATCAGCACCCCCGATAACATGGATGAGCCTCGCGTCTGATGCAGACGACGAGTGAACTTCAGGTGGATCATTTTTCCGGCAGCGATTTCTTTCGTATCACTCTGCCGGCCGCTGACCGGATAATTTTTATAAACCAGATATTTTTTCGGTCTTCCCCACTCATCAAGAAAAACCCCCTGATTCAGTCCGGCGGATTCATCAGTGCGCATGGGAACAAAATCCGGCTCCATCGCCTCAAGCCAGAATGGCACTCCCGCCGTCCGTTCCAGACCGTTTCCCGCACCACTGACCATCTGCGCAAACACTTCACCATCCCGCAGCCAGGTCCGCAGCAGTAAACGTTCAAGCACAGGACGGGTATACTGCCCTGTCACATCCGGACTCACGGACCATTCAGCCCACAAACGGCGGATATCCGCAGCCAGCTCAGCCGCCATTTCCCCGTTTTTTCGTAATGGCTGAGGCTCCACAATAATTCCCCTGGCACCAATCACCCGCTCTTCCAGCTTGTCAAACACACCAATCACCAGGTCATGATTGATATCCAGAAAACGGGCCTGCTCCCGCAGGGAAACCGCACCGTATTTACTGAGCTGATCAGCAGAGCGATTTTCCCGCCGGGCTTTATGTGTCCGGGTCGGTTTCACCGCCTCATAGGCCATGATTAACGCCCTTGAACGCAGTCTGGCTGCTTTCCACCCGGGGGAAAACACGCCGATCACATCATCAATAATTGCCATTAAAACCTCGCCAGTTTAAATCCCGGTTTTCCCCGCCTGCGGCTCACCATCGCGGCAAGCCTGCGTTCCCACTCCTGACGTCCGGCGCGGATCTGAGAAAGGCTTTCCAGCGTCAGTTGCTGCCCGTTGAAGGTGACAGACTTTCCCTCCAGTACGGCTATTTCCGCTTCACGGTACCGCTGTATCATTTCTCTGGCTTCTTCTGTGCTCACAACCAGCCTCCTGATGTTATCCATGGATTATCTTCCGCACGCTCCGTCCGCAGTTTTTTCTTCCGGCGACGGCGTTTTTCTGCCCCGGCCGTCAGTTCCGGGGATACCGTTTCACCAGAACGCTCCTGCGGGAAGACGAGCCACGTTTCCCGCTGTGCCCAGTCCGGTGCGGAGGGCCAGCGGATCTTTTCGTAACCATGCAGAACGGCAAGCGCATCCGCATAAACCAGCAGGTCAAACGCTTCGTTAGCGCCCCTGCCCGGTTTTCGCCATTTTCCGTCACTGCCGCGCTCTTCATAGGTCAGCTCATCGTAAAACCACCGCCCCAGCCAGTCGGGAAAGTGGATATAGTTCGGCCCTGGTGTGTCACGCCACAGGGCATTATTTACACGATCCTTAAACGCATCCGTCTGAACCAGCCACAGCGCGACATCGCCACTGGCTCTGGCACGGCGGGCACTTCTGCCGGTATTATCCGGGAAGGTTCGGTTAATCAGCCTGTCACGGCGAAGTCCATCCCCCTTGAACAGAAACACCCTGTTGCCCAGTCCGTCACTCCGGCAACGACGCCAGAAACGATAGGCGTTATCTGTCACCCCGGCTTCCCCTCCCGTATCCACCGCCATGGCCATCAGACGCATGCGCACATCCGGATCAGAAGCCAGCGGCCATGTTTTATGGAACACATCCGTCAGCAACAAATCCCAGTCCTCCGGATATGCCGCCGGATCAACCGGCAGACTTTCACCGTTGGGACTGCAGCGCAGTGAATGCCGGATGTTGTAGCGATCAACAATCCAGCGTTCCCCCTGCTCTCCGTATCCGGTGATCTGCACAACAAAACGGCGATTTTTACCGCCCTGTACGTCAACCGTTGCCTCAATAAAACGCACACCATCCGGCACAGATCGCCGGGGAAACGGCTCGGCACGCTGTTCAAGCAGTTCACTTTTACGCTGTTCCGTGGCTGAACGGGGCAGATAGGGTCGTCCGATATCGGTGTTCACCACCGCTTTCAGGGTCTCTTCACTGCCGGTTCGCTCATACTCTTCTTCTGCCGCCAGCAGTTTAAAAATCAGTTGTTCCCAGGTCTGAAACGCCGCAGCTGGCCCCTCCATCCAAAATGACGCAATCCGGGAGTTTCGTGGCGTTCCGGTGATACTGCCGTCCGCCGCCGCCCGTTCACCTTCACGAAGCCAGATCCCCTGGTTATTCAGTTCGCGTTTCTGCTCAGGGGCAATCAGCCCGCGACAATGCGGACACATCAGATGGGCAGCCTGACCGGCAGCCACAAAATCCGGGTTATTCCGGTATCCGGTCATGTTATCCATCACCGGCTGAAAATATTCCCCGCAGTGCGGACACGGCCAGTACCACCGGCGGCGGTCTCCCCGGTTATACAGTGACAGGATCCCCGTTGTTGGCGGTGCCTCATGTGCGCCACCACAACGCCATTTGGTATCGGTGATATCCCGCCCCGGTGAACTCTCGACCAGGGTCATCCCCGAGGACATAAAGGTGGTGGTACGCTTTGAGGCCAGCGTGAAGGCATCCCCTTCCCCGTCCACGTTTTCAGGGAAACGGTCATAATCCGTCAGCGCCACACGACGGTAATCCGAAGAGGAAAAGACGGTGATCGACGGCCAGCCAATCTTCAGGAAGGAGCCGTCAAGAAACATTTTATCGTGGACGTTGTTGTCATTACGGGAAGGACTGAGGCGCTTGCTGACCTCCGGACTGTGGCGAAACGTCCTGGAAAGACGCGTTCTGGAATGCTCACGCGCCTTCGTCTCAGTCATCTGCACCACCAGCATATCCGCCGGATCACAGATGATGCCGTACACAATCCAGCCATCAATCAGCCCTTCGGTTTTCCCGGTTCGCGCAGGTCCCACAAACACCACCGCGTCATATTCACGGGCTGATAATGTATTAATGGGGTCAATCATATAGGGCGTCAGCGATGACTCCCACGGACCGGAAGTATTGGCTCCCCGTGGAACCCGCATATAACGCCTGATGGCTTCCGCTACTGGTAACCGGCTGGGTGGGCGAAACAGCGAGGCCACTTCGCGCCAGATATCGGATGCGCGGCTATGGCTCTCGTTCACCTGATTCACATATCGGCCTCATCACAACAGTCAATGACTGCCTTTTCCAGTGTGTCGCGGATCTCATCAACCACAATCTGTACTTCATTCAGTTGTGATGCGGTCCACCCCCTGTCCCTCTCCAGCCGGTCAGGCCAGGTTTCCAGTACCTGAACTATCGCTTTCACCACGACAGAAAAGGACCGCCTGACATCACTGACTGGCACAAGCTGACCAGTTTCCTGCTCAAATTTCAGTCGGTCACGTTCTGACTGGTACCATGCTTTACGCGCATGAGGATCCATTTCCTCGTTATCTACAGGCAGAGGAGCTTTCATCAGCTCGGCAAGGATATCTGTCAGTCGGTACAGTTTGAGATTGCTCTCATGACCACCGGCTGGGCTTATGTTTTTTACCCGAGCCGCAACAGTCTGTCGATGAGCACCGGATAATGCGGCCAGTTGGGAAATATTCAGATGCAGATTTTTTAATTCACGATCCATAACTCCCCCTGAAAATTATGTAAACACACACCAGTGATGAACAAAAAACAACCAGATTCGACACTAAAAATTTTTATTTTTCTATATATCAACAACTTACACTGGTGGTGATGGTGCCATAAAAATCAAAAAATGCGCCTTTTTCCGCGCCGCCCGCCCCGTGTTCAGGCCCACCCCACCAGGAGGACCCGCAAAATGATAATGGTTATCATTTGTAATGTAGTCCGGTTTCTTCCACCATCGCACCGGACCAGCGACTATGAGGGGACAACGCCGCGCTCCGTTAACGCGGTAAACCCCGGTGTGTATCGTTTTTGATTATCCCCGCACACTCGCGCAGAGGAGTCTCCCTGTCGGGCTGCGGTCTCTGTTAATGAGGGAATACAGCGACGATACGGCGCATCCGCAAAACTTAGTTCAGGCACTGAGTGCGGATATAGTCCTGTGCCCCTTCCAGCTGCTTCTGCATTGTCATCAACCGTTCTCTGAGGATGAAATAATCCCGTTCAGCGGTGTCTGCCAGTCGGGGGCCGGTTGCATTATCCACGCCGGAGGTGCCGGTGGCTTCACGCACGGTACCGGAGCAGGTGGCGTTGATCCGCAGGCGCTTACGACCAGCGGCAACATCAGCACGCAGAGTTTCATTTTCAGCTCTCGCATCAGCTAATTCCCTTGAGTATTTTGCATCGAGCGCAGCAACATCGCGCTGGCGCACCTGCATATCAGTAATGGTTGCGTTTGCCAGCTCCAGCTCTCTGGCTTTTTTATCGCGCTGCGCTTTGTAGGTGATGGCGTTATCACGGTAATGATTCAGCCCCAGACTAAGCGCACCACAGGCCACCAGCAGGGCAATGATGACCACACACAGTACGCGGTTCATTTCACCACCAGCGTATCTGACCGATGAAATAACCGGAGACCATAATCACAAACACCAGCCAGATAAGAATGAACTTCCAGGTAGATAATTTTTCAGCCATCACTCGAATCTCCCGAATCAGTTTGCTAAAATCAAACACACTTTCTCCTTTGACTTTTCCAGAGTCAGGAAACACAAAACCCCGCTTGCAGCCAACAAACGGGGTTTTTACTTTTATTCACTTAGTTTTTGTCAGTTCGCAGGATTTCGTGTTATCCGTCCGTGTGAGCAAACCGCATTTTTCAGCAAAATATTCTGCTTATCTGTCAATTCCCCAGCACGCCAGCGCACTCTCCTGGTCGCGACGGGATACCTGACCGTAACAGTTGTTTGAGCGAATAGGCCGCGCTATTGCGCAGAGTGATTACTGTCGGATATTATTCGCCAGCTGAAATATTACTTCACGTTTTGTTGTTTATTCCTTGCCGCCAGCGTCTCCCTGCGCGGGCTTTTTTTGTCCATAAGAAAGCCCCTCCGGAGAGGGGCTGGAGAGTGGCGCTATGTGCCATTGCATGGTGCCGGGTGCCTCCCGGTGAGTTCGGCCTGGTGCCACCAAACCCGCGTATTCTCGCTTACGATCATCAAAGAGATCATACCGTTCACCAGTCGCCCCTCCGCACAGGGGGATTCACCATGCAGAAATTTTCTAACACATCTATTATCAGACCGGCAACAACTGACTGAATTGAGATGTATTTAACATTTATGAATCTCCGCCTGCTATTTTCACTGAGCTATTCTAAGTCAACGAAAAATAACTTCGCTGAATCCCCCTCCATTATGACAGGCATTAGTTTTAATGGTTACAGTCATCCCCGTAATTTGCGCACTGAGAAGAAGAGACTGAAGATTCCATCTGTTGGTAAATAATTCTTTATCACCCACTTTAACTGTAAAGGTATCGTCATCATTATATTTTGTATACTCCACCTTTCCAGTTACACAATCAGGCGTCGCCAGCGCACTTGCTGAAAAAAATGAAAGCGATGCAGCTATTAATAATGTTTTTTTCATTTTACCCCCTCAACTGCTAATAGTTCTGCGCATCAGAATTGCCCCCAGAGTGGATGAATCCCACAATATTTTATTGTGCGTAATCCCACGGACTCTTCCATCTGCCGGACACATAGAAGGAAACTCATCAGATGCCATTCTGGCAACTCGCGATGCATGATGATGACAATTCAGTATTAATGCCACGCTTCCCAGAATTGCATTAATGCTTCCAAAAGAAATTCTTCCTACACGAACAGAGTCTTGTCCATGATAATCAGGCAGGACACTACTCAACCTTCCCCAGTTCAATGTAAGATCAACATCTTCAGCAGTCATTACATAAGAACGCCCACTGAGATCATCCAGTGTTGTACGAAATCCCCTCTGTATTTGCCGAAAACGTAAAGCTTCAGCTGTCACAGTAACAAACCGTAACATCGCTCTTGCCACAGACTGCGTCAGTGAGGTTCCACTATGCGACATTAAATCCAGATAAGAAGTAGTCAACGAATGGCGATTTATCTGCATCCCCGTACGACTGATCCCTGCAACACGCTGTAACGTGGTATAGCTACTGTCACCAGACAATGTAACCGCTGTTGTACCTGGAAAGGTAACATGTGAAAAATCAGCAAAGCGATAAAAAACATTATTTGTCCTGTTAACAAATCCTGTCACATATAAATTATTTCGTTCAACAATAAGCCGTAGATTATTAAACCGCCCTTCCTCTGGATCTATCCCTCTGACATCAACTGCAAACAAATTATCCCCTGTGCCACTATCAATCATCAGTAAAGACGTACCTCCTGATGAAATAGTCTGTAATGGAGTACCTATTGCAGAGCGAATGACATTCAGCGAATCTACATACGTCTTTGCAGTCGAGAAGTCTAAGGTAAATTCCTTCGCAACCACATTAACTGAAAAGATAACAAAGAAAAAAGTTAGCACTCTAAAAATAATTATTTTCATATTACACAATACTCCTTGAGCACCATACGATAACTATATTCTTGACATCCTCCACCCCCTGAAGGACGGCGTTTTACGGCGCACCGGATAAACGTAACAATAACGTAATGAAAATGATAATTATATTCAAAGAGAGCTGCAACCTTAACATATCTGGTCAGATCTCATGCGACTACTTGACGTACGTAGACAACAACATTTATTGATACACAGGATGTTACGGACATAAAAAAGCCAGCCACTGGGGGAGGCTGGCAAACTCGTAGAGCAAAATGCTGTTACGCAAACTTCGTTACAGGGTCATCCTGCAATACAAAAAATACACAATATTTAGAAAACTAATAGTGCCATGTGCAATTTTTAAGATTTTGTTATTAATTGTGGTCGCACCTTCCTTTCTGTGTACTTTCCGTATAGCTCACAGGATTCTGGGTACAAAAAAACCCGCGCATCGGCGGGTTAAGCAGCGTGGCAATGTAACCACTCTTATCATGATATGCAGATTTTTACGATCGTAAACTATTTTTTCGCTGATAAAATACAGAGGTTCTCCCTCCCGGCAATTCACGCTCAACATACCGATCCATCTCAAGCCTCACTCCCAGCATCATCAGCATGCCTTCAACAATCCCCTCCGCTTTGTGAAGGCGTTTACCTATACAGGTGTCAGAGCACCCATGTTTCCGTGCCAGCGCCATGAACGTCCCCCCCAGCACGTAATAATCAACCAGCAAGTCATGCAGATCGCGATTGTTCCGGTAAAGGCGGGCTATACACCCGCATATCACCATCGCATCATCGTCACAGCACTGCGGGCGTGATTTTACTTTTTCGGGGATCAGTCCCTTAAATCCGGCGGCAATGGGTGACCAGGTCACATCCTCATGGTTATTTGCCGCCCATGCCCCCCAGCACTCAAGAACCTGCCGGATATCACGCATCAGTATCTTTACCCCATCCGCGATGAACCATAAGAACACCGTTGACAATAGCGTGTCTTTTTCCTTCTTTATCGCCAGTGTATTTTCTGACCGTGTTGCGACTACAGTTCAGTATTCTGGCTACCTCGGTCTGATTTTCATATGCCTCAACGAGCATGTCAGGAATGGTTTTTACTGTGAACGTCATGCGGCCTCACTTCTGCTGTTTCGCAGGTCTTTAAGTTTCTGCTGATACTTCGCCTTGATGGCCCTGCACTCTTCGACAGTCCAGCGATGGCGGTTATGGTTTGATTCGATTTCGTCTACTGCTTCCTGCCCGATGCGATTAATCAGTTCGACGCGATACGGAACGAGATTTCCGCTTTTGTGCTGGTTGCACACCACGCATTGCTTGTGAATATTGCGTTCATCAAATCGGAGTTGAGGTGCCGCAGCAGTTGTCCGGTAATGTCCGGCATCCCACTGAGCAGACGTGAGCGTTCCGCACGAGATACATGGTAAGTCGCGGTCTCTTTCTCTGATGAAGGCGTTTACGGCTTGTTGGGCTTGTTTAATCCAGTAACTGCGGGGCTTTAAGGCGAGTTTTCGAATCTTAATTTTATCTTTCTGTTTCTGCTCCTCTCGTCGTCGTTTCTTCTCTGCTGTTTTTTCCGCCTTTTCGCGTTCTTTATTTCGTCGTTCGAGTGCTAATTTAGTTCCGTGTTCCGGGCTGCACCACCACTGATTTGAGAATGCCGGGTGAAACCATTCCTTACAGATTTTGCATTTCCTTCGCGCTGGTTTAGCCATTAAGCAGCCTCCCCTGTTACTTTAAGCATTCCGTTATCTAGCAGCTTTCTTGTCAGCCACTGTTGACCACGCCCGGTGATTTTTGTGGTGAACGATATCTGTATTCCGTGATTTGTATTGACCGCTGTTTCTTTCACTGTGAAATAGCCGCGATCCATATATTCCTGCATTGGCACATTGCGCCGGGCACCTGAAGCAATAAGGATTTTGTGATCGCGCATCCACGCAAACCGTTTGTTTGGACCAATACCAACAACCTTTGCAAAGTTTCCAATCAAAATTCCGCTGGCCTCGCCAACTCGATCGGCAAACTCAACTTTAGGTGCTGCGAGAGCAAGCTGTTTCTCCAGTTCAGCCTTCTGGTCTTCAAGGTCGGCCGCAAGGCGCAATGCCTCAGAAAAGGTTTGTGGTATTTTCGCGGTTGCCCCTTCGAGTTCTCGCCAGCGGTCAACAAGGCGAGCGGTGAATTCCGGCGACAACTGGGCAACGACAATAATGCTATCGCGCTTACCTTGTTCGCCTTCGAAGACGTAAGCCTCGACACTACGGCGCAGCCATAAGTTATTGATTTTTTTCGAAAACCTGCAATGCAGGAAGTTGAATAACTCCAGATTTAGCCAGGCGCTCTATTGATATTTTTACGTTATCTGGACGACTTCCCACTAACTCAGCGATTTCAATGCTTGTCATTTTGATGATACTGCTATTTATCAGCTCATTCATTGTCATGTCCTCTCACATTGAAAATTCAGTAATAAAAAACCCAGCCGAAGCTGGGTTTGTTAAGTTGTCAATTGTCAGTAGCGATGCAGTGAAGGCGGCAACTCTTTGTTCTTAAGCCTTACCCATGCGGAAAGGTTCGTTGGTCCGTCTGGCTCATTAATATCAACATCTCGTGTGTGGTTGATTAAAACATCTCTCGCCATTCCGATAACATACGAAAACTCATGACCGTAGTCGTAGCATCTGCCGGAATAGTTCGATTGAATTTGTTTTAGCGCCGGATACAGTTCGCGGAATAATGCCTGTGAGCGGTTAGCATAATCCCATAACCATACAAGGCTGTTTGCTTCTTTTGCGGAAAGCTCGTTGGTGCTCTTCTCTTGTTTGCCAGTATTTTTCTTGCACTGGCTGAAATAGCAGTCTTCCAGTTTTTCGAACACCTCCCACGCCTGATCGGTTTCGAGCATTTTTGCATGACGGGCTGCGCCTCGTTCTGTCCAGAGGATGAGGGAGCGGGCTTTCGGGGAAATTTGTAACCCTCTTAAAGATGGTTGCAAATTTTGTGAGTAGTTTAAAGCTACCCGCAAATTTTTCAGGGCATCGCCAGCCACTTTGAAAAAATGCTTTCCTTCAATAAAGCGCTCAGCATTTCTGGCGTAGTTATTTTGAATGTTCTTAACTTCAGCACCGTACAACTGCGCCAAAAGTTCGGTGGTAATAACAGGAATCTGGTTATGGGTGATCGGGGAGAGAGTTTCAACAGAGATTTGAGTTGTCATAATGACGCCCTCGAGTGGTTTCTTAATAACTCACCACCGACGACGCCAATCTTCTGGTGGTGAACTGTGCAGGGTTGGCGTAACCGGGAAACCGACCGGCGCGGATCTCTCCGCCCCCACACAGCCCACCATAATTCAGATGTGCGCGTGCATACGACAATAAAAAACACGCTCGCGGCGTGTATCTGTCACGGTCTCTATCCAGGACGCCAATCCCGACGCCAGATTTTGCTGGCGCGTGAGGAATATAGCCCCGAATAAATCATCACGTCAATCACCTTGTTTTCCTCGCACGATGTCTTAGCCACCGGATATCCCACAGGTGAGCCGTGTAATTGAAGGTTTTTACGTCAGATTCTTTTGGGATTGGCTTGCGTTTATTTCTGGAGCGTTTCGTTGGAAGGTATTTGCAGTTTTCGCAGATGATGTCGGTGATACTTCGTCGCTGTCGCCTCATGCAGCCCTCCTGACGCCCAGCCCGATCGCCATCAATGCCGCTTTGGATACGGTAGTAAACATCCGTCGAGGACTGATGAACGGTCGCCAAATCAGCAACATTGAGCCTTTGCTGTTTCCCTTCTTCTCCAGCCCTGTCGATGGTTCGATAAAATTAATCCGTCCATCAGTGATGATGCGAACTTCGTCAACACTCTCCAGAGCCTTGCTGAACCATCCGACAGACATATCCTCTGGCACAAGCATCACTACCGTCTGTCGCTGTTGTATGCACTGCTCAGCGGCTTTTTCCACCCACGGCCTGATATTGCTGTACGGTGGGTTATTCCAGATTGCACCGTGGCTTATCCACTCAGAATTTAGCGCGTCGTCAGCCTCAGTTAGCCAGTGAGCGCACAGAGCGTTTTTGTCGCTCGCAGCTGAATCCAGCCAGAATCCAAACTCAATATCCAGCGCATCAAAAAGCCAGAGCGGCGTTTGCCAGCAGTCCTTGTCGTGTGCTGGCGTATTTGATTTGATAGTCATGCAGCCTTCCCTTTTCGTTGTGACCATTCATACTCTCGCCGGGAGTCATCACTCCACCGCACGTTGCGCTCTGAGCCGAACCAGAACATGATTTCGATAAGCTCAGTCATGCTGGCCTTTCGCATTTTGCTGGTACGCACGCCAAGCATGACAACGCCACCGTCGATACCAGGCGCACTTCTTTGCTCCAGTTTTTTGGTCTTAAGCCACAGGGCAGTGAACAGGTCTTTCCAGTCTTCCGGCGCCAGCCGTTGACCATGCCATAGCACCTGACGCGAAACATCGTTCAGCATCGGCCACATGCGGTCATTCTGCGCTTTGCTGCGCTTGGGTTCTTTAACGTGGACTTCGTGGGGTGACTTGTCGTCGATGGGTAGTGAGAGAATGGCGTCTATGGCGTTATTTCTGATTGCTTCGTTGCGAAGCAGAAAGGTTTGCTTCATCTCCTGCTCTCCGGTTCCATTTTTCAGTAGCCGCAGCAACTGATGGTGCCCATGCCACCCTGGCTTCACAGAGGTCACATTCTGCATAGCCCCACACATCAATATTTATTCCGGCCTCAACCCACAGACGAGCATTACCGCCGCAAAACGGACATTCTTTTAGCTTTGGCTGGGTTAATGATAGGTCGCTCATGCTCACTCCTTCACTTAAAATCCAGACTCCGGATAATTCTGTTGCGCTGAAACTCATTGTTGAGTTTGAACAACCGTCGAAGAACACGGTCACGCGGATAGCGTCGTGCGGCAGGTGAATGCTCATACAACTCATCAAGCGGCAAACTGGACGATGAACGATACCGATACCAACGCACCAACTCTTCACGAAAATTAGCCCTGACAAGCTCAGCTATCGTACTCATTTCTTAAAACCTCCTCAAACGCATTCTGACGCATTTTTCATTCTCGCTGCTTATCGGTATACCTTGCACGTGCTTACCTCACCACAGAGCGATTGTGATGCCTTAAAAGCGATTTATTGAAATGATATTTGCTTAATCGAAATTCTTTTCTTTGATTCCTGCGGCCCTGATGGCTTTCATTACTGCAATTACCGTTTTGTCACGCCCATCCTCATAACCCATCGCATAAGCACCTTCTTCACCATCTTTCCAAAGGTCGTCATTCGATTCGGGCCAGTCGATATCCAGTTCAATAGCAGAGCGCGATGCCTGCCATATCACCCAGGCAAACTCTTTTAATTCATCGTCTCCCGTGAACTGGCTTTTGTCTTTTGACCACCAGTTTTCAAACTGTCGGTAGCTATCGTTCACTTCCCTCTCCCCCAAATAAAAAGGCCTGCGATTACAGCAGGCCTGTTATTAACTCAGTGATGTAGATGGTCATTGCTTCATCTCCCTTTCCATTTCATCAATGTCAACGTCATCAGGAAGATGGGAGCAATACGCCGCTATACCATGATGATTTATCTCATACCCTTTGAACGTTACCATCTGGCGCGTAATCTCAACTTCGTTCAGGAATCCGCCATCGCATAACTGCCTGGCTATTTTCGATTTGGTCTGGATTATTGGTAGTGCCTGTTCTTTCAAAGCGTATGATATTTGCGCATCCCATGCCTTTTCGAGAATGGCTAATTGTTTTTTATTCATCAGAATCCTCCTTTCTTCTTGGACTGCGGTTCCTCGCGTTCACGTCGGCGCATTTCAGCAGACTGTTGGTCTGTGTCATAAATAGCGCCATTTGCCTGAATGCAATACACCGTGCCGGTATTGCCATGACGATTGAGACGAAGGATTAGTTCGGTTTCACCAGGTGGAACACTGTCATCAAAAGCACCTTCACGATGGATCCCCACCCAATAATCGCAATCCTGTTCAATCTGCCCTGTATCTCGTGAGTCACTTGGTAATGGGCGTTTATTGGTTCGGCTTTCCAGTGCGCGGTTAAGTTGCGTCAGAAGCACAACAACGCAATCAAGCTCTTTGGCAAGGTTCTTCAGTCCTTTGGTGATCATGCCGTAAGCAAGGTCGTTGCGATCGGCCTTCTCAGCGGTCATTAGTGTCAGGTAATCGACCAGAATCATGCCAACACATCCTTTTTCTCGCTTGATTCGACGGCTTTCGCTGACGATTTGAGCCAGAGATAATCCCGGCGTGTCGTCGATGTAAAGCATGTCGATTTCACTCAAGCGATTGGCTGTTTCGATCGCCCTGTTGAAGTCACCATCGTAATCACCCTGATAGCCGTCATCGGCGTCATTTGTCGCCGGAAGGTAAAAAATATTCGGGTTAACACCAGACTTCTGCCCTACCAGTTTTTCCAGTATCTGATCACCTGGCATTTCAAGGCTGAACATCAGAGCGGGCTTTTTCTCATGCACTGCGCAATTGATTGCCATCTGGCTGTATAGCGTCGTTTTCCCCATCTTAGGGCGAGCGCCAATGACAAACAGAGAGCCTTTCACCAGACCTTTCGGTGACAGCATCCTGTCCAGCGATGGGATCCCTGTGCTCATTCCCCGTTGTTCGCCTGATGGGTCAAATCGCTTCTCAAGGTCGCTAACCCAGTCTTCCATGACCTCGCCAAATGAGCGAAGGCCGCGACGCGATCCGGTTTTTGCATGGTCTGTCAGTTGCGTGAAAATCGCCTGAATAGCTTCGTACTTCTGCGTCGCAGTCATTCCGTTGCGGGAATAGAGCAATTCCGTCGCTTCAGTCATGCGGTTGATGGCGTAGCGTTCCATTGCGGTTTCGCGAACCTGCATTGCATAGGCAACGATGTTTGCGGCGCTCGGCGTGTTCTTTGCGATCTCAGCGATATAAGCAAAACCGCCAACAGACGCCGTTAACGATTTACGCTCCAGTTCATCGAAAAGCGTCAGGCCATCTACTGGCTTTTGCTCCCGGTGCATTCTGGTTATTTCTTCGAAAAGGATTTTGTGTGGTCGGCTGTAAAATGAATCGGGCTTCAGCATCGCCAGAACTTTCTGGACGCGCTCACTGCTGTCATCATCCAGAAGCAATCCACCAATCACCGCCTGCTCTGCCTCGATGCTATGGGGCGGCGCATAAAAATTATCGGTCATCGTGTTCACCCTCACGAACTTTCAGGTAGGTATTGTCGTTAAGCAGGAAATCAAATCCCTTTTTGTGCCAGACGGTTCCGCGCTGATGGTTTGGGCGCTCTTCGAACATCCATCGGCAATTTTCGCCTACGTAGCTCAAATAATTTCTCCAGTCCTGCATCGTGAACCCATGCCCGTCAAGCTGGCGGGTTATCACTCCGGCTTTGCGCCAGAACGTTCGGATCTGGTTTTTACGCTTGTCATTCAGTGCGCGGATTTTTGGCGCTTCAGGAAGGATTTCGTGGTAAGCATCGACAACATCCTGACAGCTAACGGAAGGTTTTTTCTTGTCAGACTTTTTGTCTGCTGCGGTACTCTCTAATACGTCAGTATTAGAGATAATATTATTATATTCTTTATCTGTGGTAATTTGCTGGTAATCTGCTGGTACAGTATTGCTTGCAGGCATTGGTATTGCTGGCTTTGAGGTGGTAATTTGCTGGTAATCTGCTGGTACAAAATTTGACTGATAATCGTCATATTTCTCTACCGAGAAAACTGAGAATTTACCGTGTGAAACCCAGTCAATCATGCCGAGTTTTTTGAACTTTCTAAGCAGGTACTGAACGCGATCTGGTTTGAGTCCTGTTTCAAACGCCAGAGAGTTTCTACCGCCAAGTAGCTTCCCTCTGCCTACCAGAATTTCTCCTGCGTCAGTCATTACATACTCAGGCGTATGCTTTGCTTTGAGGATTAAGTGAACCCACAGATGCGCAGCTTCTGCGTCCTTGTAAAACGGCACATCCATAATTTTACGGTGCAGCAAGGCATACCCCTTACCGCTGCTTTGATGCGGTTGTTGTAGCCTTCTGGCCTCTCTGGCTTCGGCTAGATTAGATATGTTACTCATGACCTTTCTCCTTCTGCATCAGCTTCACTTTTTCCAACTCAGCCCGGAATCGACCAGGCTGCTTGAAGCTGGACAGGAAGCGATCACGTAGTATGTGTTTGTGAATTTTGTCCTGGTAAGGACTGAGTTGTTTTGTCATAATTACTCCTGTGGATTGATCCAGTCTTTCTACATCAGGCCTCGAAGAATTCGCCGTTCTTCGGGGCTTTTTCTTTTGTCAGCATTCTGGCTACTTTCTTAGCCAGTTCCGCCAACTCCTCGTCTTCAACACCCCATTCAAGAACAGCCAGAAGCATTCCCATTTTTGGGATGAAGCTGTCTTTCCATCGCGAAATTTGCGATTCATTAATTCCTAACGCGTCAGCAACCTTTCGCTGGCCACGTACAGCAATTCGGTTCAGGATGTTGCTTGTAATTGCATTCGCTTTCTTGCGAGTACTTGTAAGTTGCATATGTAAGTATTTCCTTAGATAACAATTGATTGAATGTATGAACCGCCCCGGAAATCCTGGAGACTAAACTCCCTGAGAAAGAGGTAAACAGGATGACTAAAAATACTCGTTTTTCCCCCGAAGTCCGTCAGCGGGCGATTCGTATGGTTCTGGAAAGTCAGGATGAATATGACTCACAGTGGGCGGCAATTTGTTCCATTGCCCCAAAGATTGGCTGTACGCCGGAGACTCTGCGTGTCTGGGTTCGCCAGCATGAGCGGGATACCGGGGGCGGTGATGGTGGGCTCACCAGCGCTGAACGTCAGCGTCTGAAAGAGCTGGAACGTGAAAATCGTGAACTGCGCCGCAGTAACGATATCCTTCGCCAGGCTTCCGCTTATTTTGCGAAGGCGGAGTTCGACCGCCTCTGGAAAAAATGATGCCACTGCTGGATAAGCTGCGTGAGCAGTACGGGGTCGGACCGGTATGCAGCGAACTGCATATTGCCCCGTCAACGTATTACCATTGTCAGCAACAGCGACATCATCCGGATAAACGCAGTGCCCGTGCGCAGCACGACGACTGGCTGAAGAGAGAGATACAGCGCGTATACGATGAAAATCATCAGGTGTACGGTGTGCGTAAAGTCTGGCGTCAGTTGTTACGGGAAGGAATCAGGGTGGCCAGATGTACAGTGGCACGTCTCATGGCGGTTATGGGACTTGCCGGTGTTCTCCGGGGTAAAAAGGTCCGTACGACCATCAGCCGGAAAGCCGTTGCCGCAGGCGACCGCGTAAACCGTCAGTTCGTGGCAGAACGACCTGACCAGCTGTGGGTGGCTGATTTTACTTACGTCAGCACATGGCAGGGCTTCGTCTATGTGGCGTTTATCATTGATGTGTTTGCCGGATACATCGTGGGGTGGCGGGTCTCATCGTCTATGGAAACGCCTGGACGATGTTTGCGGCAAAGCAGGATGGCGCAATGAATACCGCGATATTCCCAACAACGGCGGCGTTGAATGCGGAATATCAATAAAGATTGATTCCGAATGGGTAACCAAATGGGATGCTGCTGAAAACACGCAGGTAGAAGCCGTCAAAGGTGGTCGTTCAGGTGCAATGAAGCGTGCTGCCGTTCAGTGGGGAATCGGTCGGTATCTGTATAACCTTGAGGAAGGTTTCGCACAAACATCTCTCGATAAAAAGCAGGGGTGGCACAGGGCAAAACTGAAGGATGGAACAGGATTTTACTGGCTCCCTCCATCACTTCCGGGATGGGCAATCCCAGCATCAGATAACAAACCATCACCAGAAAATACCAACCAGAAATCTCCATCGGTTGACTGCGAACAAATCCTGAAAGACTTCAGCGATTATGCAGCGACAGAAACTGACAAGAAAAAACTCATCGAGCGTTATCAGCGTGACTGGCAATTAATGGCTGGCAACGAGGAGGCGCAGGCTAAATGCGTTCAGGTGATGAACATCAGAGTTAACGAACTAAAACAGGAGGCATAAATGGGACGTGGAGTTAATCGCGTAATCATTATCGGTAGATTAGGCCAAGATCCTGAGGTGCGCTATTCACCATCAGGAACGGCATTTGCAAACCTTACAGTTGCTACGTCAGAGCAATGGCGTGATAAGAAAACTGGAGAGCAAAAGGAGCAGACGGAGTGGCACCGCGTGGTAATGAGCGGAAAACTGGCAGAAATTGCCAGCGAATATCTGCGAAAAGGCTCTGAGGTTTATCTTGAAGGTAAATTGCGGACAAGAAAATGGCAGGATCAAAGCGGACAGGATAGGTTCACTACAGAAGTTATCGTGGGCGTTGGTGGAGCCATGCAAATGCTTGGTGGCAAGCAAGGAAGCAATGAACAGTCTTCACCTCAGCGAAATAACGGCCAGCAACAAAGACAGCAATCTCAGCAGCATGGGAATTACGGCGAACCACCTATGAACTTCGACGATGAAATCCCCTTTGCACCAGTAACTCTCCCCTTCCCTCGTCACGCTATTCACGCAATTTAATCAGGAGAAAATCATGCCAGCGCCTCAGTATGGTGCGGATGACCCGCGCCGCTGTTCCGGCAATTCCGTATCGGAGGTGCTGGATAAATTCAGAAAAAACTACGCCCGGATAATGTCGCTACCGCAGGAAACGAAAGAGGAAAAGGAATTTCGCCACTGTATATGGCTTGCAGAGAAAGAAGAGCGCGAGCGAATTTACCAGACATCAATCCGACCATTCCGCAAAGCCACATATACCCACTTCCCTGAAATTGACCCGCGCCTGCGTAATTACCGCTCACGCTATGGCGCTATCAGTAATGACTGAGGAATTTACCATGAGAGGACTTGCATACAATCCCGGCATTCTTCCGGCAGAAATGATTATTCGCCAACGCGTAAAGACAATGCCATCGAGAGAGGAATTGCTTAAGAGAAATTCTTTTCCGTCAGTGAATCAAAACAAATATCTGAATGCGATGTGGCGTAAAGGAGGCAAGCAGTGAGCGAAATTAATTATCAGGCACTGCGTGAAAAGGCAGAGAAAGCAACTAAAGGAAGCTACATCGTAGGGCATACATCTGTTAACCAGCACGGCAATTTAACAGGAGTTTTTGTTTGCCAAAAATGGAAAGGAGAACCCGGTGGTGTGATTGCGGAATGTCATGTTAACTGCCTGGTTGAAACAGATGTTCAGGCTTATGCAAACGCTGAATTTATTGCTGCCTTTAATCCAAATGTTGCGCTGGCGCTTCTGGATGAACGGGAAAGAAACCAGCAATACATCAAACGCCGCGACCAGGAGAACGAGGATATTGCGCTTACGGTTGGGAAGCTGCGCGTTGAGCTTGAAGCAGCAAAATCAAAACTCAACGAGCAGCGCGAGTATTACGAGGGAGTTATCTCTGATGGGTGCAAGCGTATTGCTGAACTGGAAGCGCGGGAAGTTCAATTACCGACTCGCTACGACCTTCGATATGGACACCCGATAAATGCAGATGAGCGACAAGTCATGATACCTAAAGAAAATGGCAGTTGGCTTTACCTGATTGACCTAGAACACGCATTACGCGTCGCTGACATTCGCATCAAAGGTGAGTGATATGGCGTTAACACACCGCGAACTCTGTCAGATTGCGTACAAGTTCCTTAAGCGCAACGGTTTCAAGGTTTGTTTTCATGACCGCTTTATAGCTGTAACCAGTACCGGAGAACAGCCAGATGCTATGGGATTCAGAAATTCAGCATCATGCCTGATAGAGGCGAAATGTTCTCGTGCTGACTTGTTGGCAGATAGAAAAAAGCGTTTTCGTAAAAATCCGTCTCTTGGAATGGGCGACTGGCGATTCTTTATTAGTGAGCCGGGAATTATTTCAATTGAGGATTTACCACCTGGCTGGGGATTACTTCATGAACCGCCCCGGGTTTCCTGGAGAGTGTTTTATCTGTGAACTCAGGCTGCCAGATCATCGTTTCCGATGGAAGCATAATAAGCTTTTTCTGCTTCTGCCGGAGGAGTATGGCCCAGCCTTCCCAGCAATCGTCGATTGTTATACCAGTCCACCCACGTTAGTGTGGCCAGTTCCACTTCTGCACGGTTTTTCCAGCTCTTACGGTGTATTACCTCCGCTTTGTAAAGACCATTGATGCTCTCAGCCATCGCGTTGTCATACGAGTCGCCTGTACTCCCTGTTGATGCCAGTAATCCGGCTTCTTTTAGTCGCTCCGTATAGGCCAGTGACACATACTGAGAGCCTTTATCGCTGTGATGGATGGTGCCAGACGGACGACGGGCCCACAACGCCTGCTCCAGCGCATCCAGCACGAATGTCGTTTCCATAGACGATGAGACCCGCCACCCCACGATGTATCCGGCAAACACATCAATGATAAACGCCACATAGACGAAGCCCTGCCATGTGCTGACGTAAGTAAAATCAGCCACCCACAGCTGGTCAGGTCGTTCTGCCACGAACTGACGGTTTACGCGGTCGCCTGCGGCAACGGCTTTCCGGCTGATGGTCGTACGGACCTTTTTACCCCGGAGAACACCGGCAAGTCCCATAACCGCCATGAGACGTGCCACTGTACATCTGGCCACCCTGATTCCTTCCCGTAACAACTGACGCCAGACTTTACGCACACCGTACACCTGATGATTTTCATCGTATACGCGCTGTATCTCTCTCTTCAGCCAGTCGTCGTGCTGCGCACGGGCACTGCGTTTATCCGGATGATGTCGCTGTTGCTGACAATGGTAATACGTTGACGGGGCAATATGCAGTTCGCTGCATACCGGTCCGACCCCGTACTGCTCACGCAGCTTATCCAGCAGTGGCATCATTTTTTCCAGAGGCGGTCGAACTCCGCCTTCGCAAAATAAGCGGAAGCCTGGCGAAGGATATCGTTACTGCGGCGCAGTTCACGATTTTCACGTTCCAGCTCTTTCAGACGCTGACGTTCAGCGCTGGTGAGCCCACCATCACCGCCCCCGGTATCCCGCTCATGCTGGCGAACCCAGACACGCAGAGTCTCCGGCGTACAGCCAATCTTTGGGGCAATGGAACAAATTGCCGCCCACTGTGAGTCATATTCATCCTGACTTTCCAGAACCATACGAATCGCCCGCTGACGGACTTCGGGGGAAAAACGAGTATTTTTAGTCATCCTGTTTACCTCTTTCTCAGGGAGTTTAGTCTCCAGGAAACCCGGGGCGGTTCATATGGTGTTGATCCCCAAATCCATAACAACGATAAGGCGAAGGCATTAAAGAGTGCTACTGAGCACACTCTCCAAGCCGTAGCGCGGAAATGGTTAGATGAGAAGGTAAAGACATCAGGTATCTCACAAGACCATGCAGCAGACATCTGGCGCAGCTTAGAGAGAAATGTCTTTCCCGGTCTGGGTAATGTCCCTATCAATGAGATCCGACCTAAGCTCTTAAAACAACACCTTGATCCTATTGAGCAACGAGGCGTATTGGAAACTCTACGCCGTATCATTTCACGTCTGAATGAAATCTTCCGGTGGGCAGCTACTGAAGAACTTATTGAGTTCAACCCGGCTGACAACCTTGGTCAAAGATTCAGTAAACCAAAAAAGCAAAATATGCCTGCCCTTCCCCCAAGCGAATTGCCAAGGTTTATGGAATCTTTGACGAATGCGTCAATCCGGTTGGAAACACGTATGCTAATTGAATGGCAATTGTTGACATGGGTTCGTCCGGGTGAAGCCGTTCGCGCAAGGTGGTCTGATATTGATACAACCAACAGCATTTGGAACATTCCTGCTGATTTCATGAAAATGAAAAAGCTTCACAAAGTTCCTTTGAGTAAAGAAGCTTTGCGCATCCTTGAATTAATGAAATCAATAAGTGGGCATAGAGAATGGGTTTTCCCCAGCATAAAAGCGCCTCTTAATCATATGCATGAACAAACAGCCAACGCAGCTATCATCCGAATGGGGTTCGGAGGCGAGCTTGTAGCTCACGGTATGCGTTCTATTGCACGAACAGCGGCAGAGGAGTCTGGTAAATTCAGAGCTGAAGTTCTTGAGGCAGCGCTTGCCCACTCGAAAAAAGATGAAATTATCGCAGCATACAATCGTGCAGAATATCTGATAGAGCGACAGAGTTTGATGCAATGGTGGAGTGATTACGTTCAAGCTCAAAGATCAAATGCTCTGGTAGCCTAAGTATCAGAATAGCTAATATAATCCTGAAGGTAAAGAAAATGGAAACCCTATTCAAAGTTTTTGAAAAATTTAGTTCCAGACCACTTTTTTTTATTTTTTTCGGACTCTCACTTTGTGAATTTTTTCAGAAACAATCTGTTCTGATGAATCCATCAGCAGATAACATCGCGAAATTATTCGCAGCCATGATATTAGTTGTTTTTTTTACTTGGGGATTTGAATGGCTAATCTTCAAGTTCAATGTAAACCTTGAACCTCATGATCAAGGCGATATTGGACCAACAATTGGAACGGCTACTTTAGCTGTATACTTAGTTTATGCCTTTCACTTTCTCAGTGAAAATCCTGAAGCATTAAATTTAAAGTTATTAACTAACTCTGGCTTTATATACAGCACAACTCTATTATTATTCTCATTAGAATGCATGAAGCTTAGAAGACTTAAACAAAAATAA